TAATTTCACGATACAGTTCATGAGTTTCTTCTCTTGGTTGACCTAATCCGTTTACAGAGGCATCTCCCTTGTGAGCGCTTAGTTCATTAGCACTTTCATTCGGGTTTGATGAAACCATTTCTGAAAATTGAAAAGTAGTTCCGTAAACATCTTTGCCGTACGCTTGTGAGTCAGCGCCACAGGTAATGCCTTGTGACCACTTACCCTTAGTAATTCCTACCCCACAGTAGTCATTAGTGGGAATGGCAATAACTTGAAAATCATCTCCACCGTACTTATCTTGAAGCCATTGGAGAACTTCCATTTGATTAGCATTGCCGCAGCCAACTGTAGTGTTTGCAAGTAGCGTAACTTTACCCTTAAATTGGCTTAAAAAGTCTGGGGTACCCTCAGCCGAGTTAAGGGGTATGTCATAGATAGATCTCATAGTTACAGTATATCCTGTCGTTACGGTTGTTTATCCCCTGTATGCCGGGTTATTTCCCAAAAAAATGGGCACGTAAATCTTAGCCCACTCTTGATCTCAGTAACCCCGTGAATGTAGTTTTTATCGCCGGGGAAGAAATAAGCGGCGCCCTTTTTAGGTTTAAACTGTACGCCCTGTAGGGGGAAATACAGCTCTCCGCCCTCATAGTCGTCATTTAAATAAAACAGGCTTGAGAGGTCATAGTTTGGAAAATCATTAGGTGTCCCGGCATCCGGGCCTTCATGAAGCTCTTTATCGGCATGGGGGTTTTGAAACTGCCCAGGAAGCCATTTAACAATAGTTGTGCCGGTTGGAAAAACCTCTACCTTATAGAACTCTTCAATGATTGGGCGTAGTCTTTGAAATAGCCCCGCAATTACTGGAGATATCTTTGGATCATTTTTATCTAGAGTTGGTTGGGTTGCAACCCTATCTTTCCAATAATCTGAGTCGTAGGTAACGGTTCCATTCTCATTTGTATGGCTTTGCGTCACATCCCAAATTGTTAAGGACTTAGCGGCTTTCTCTAAAAACTCTATTTCTTCTTGGGTCATAAAGTTCTCTAGCTCAACAATCATGTCTTTGCTGTCCCCAAACCATCCTGATGGGGTCATAGATGGCGTTCTTTTTGCCACAGTGTACGAGTCTTTATCTTGTTCCATATTCATAGTATATCTCTTTTCGTTTTATCTATTACGCCTAATTTTAATGTTTTTACCTCGTGAGAGCCTTGAGATTCTTCTTTCTCATTTACAGCATCTCTATACCAGTCTGTCCATTTTCCAGACGAATTTATTTCTTGTGCGGCAGACCCATAGGATATGTTTGCATCTAGTCTTTTTCTACCTGGATCTTGGTACTCAACAATCTCAATATCTGTCCCATTTAAATTTGACAAAGATATAGGAATAATTGTGGCAACCGGAGTTCCTGCCTTAATAACTACTCGCTTATTTGCAATTTTTGCCTTAATAGCTAAGGGCAAAGGGTTGTCATAAAAAGAAGTACTAATTAAAGAGGCCATTGTTTCAAACTCATCACTAAAATAATTTACTGGGTTAATGGTAAAAATACTAACGTCTTGATCTGTCCTAAAAACTAACCCGGTATTTAGACTTATAGAGGACTGGCCCCTTCCAGAGTATGCTCCTTCTGGGCTAAATACTTGAACACGATCTGGGGTTTGGTCATTTACCCCATCCCAAATAAACTCAATATCTTGTAGACAAGACAGGCTCCAGCCAATTACATTTGACTGGGTTACTGGAAAACATCTATAGGCATGATTTTCTGATGTCGCATCCATCCAATCTCTTTTAATCGACATAGGTTGAATGTCAAACAAAGCCCCTTGTGTCTTCTCAACTGAGATATTAAACATTAATCTGCGTCTGCGCTATACATTTCTGGAGTATGGAACTTTTTGCTGTAATCTAACATTGTAACAATAGAGTATTTAGTTCCCGAAGTTACCGGTAGCGCTTGATGTGGGTACATAAAATTTGAGGGGAAAATAAACAAGTCTCCCGCATCTGCTTTAACCTTTAAATTTTGTAACCTAAAATAAAGCTCCCCACCTTCATAATCATCGTTTGGATACCCAACTAAAGAGACCGTACAGTTATAGGAAAAGCCATGGTCGTGATGTTCCATAAAGTGCTGCCCTGGGCCGTACTTAATAAAATTAAAGGCTTCCCAATACTTTAGATTGTTAATATTATACATTCTTGAATAGTCTTCAACTACTGGCAACTTTACGTCATAAAGATCTTGCCAAAGTGATTGAAGATTTTGACTAACCTGACTTTTATCATTTTCAATATCAGTTTTCTTAAATTTAAAGTCGTTGCAGTCTCTATACTCTGGCATAAGCTGTTTATACCCAACATATGCGGGCTGCCAAGCATACCCGGTCGTATCTCCTTCTGGCTTAAGGTTTGCTTCAATTCGGCCCACAACATCAATATCTTTATTGATTACGCCCTTATAGCAAAAAATGCCGCTCCCTAAATCAACTTTCTCTGTCCATGTCTGCATTACGTTCTCCTATTTGTATTCTCGTCTTGACCAAACACTATTTTGGTATACCCCGCCATCAGGCTTTCTATAAAACTGCATGTTATTAACTAGTTTATCATACATAGTAGATTGATCTGGGATCTCTATTTTGTGTTCCCAGTTTTCTCTTTTAAAAGGAAGAACCTGCATATATGGAGTTCCTTCCGGTAGGGTACCTTCCCAACCTTCTGGAAGAAAAAATGGAAAAGTTCCAAGTAAGTGAAGCTTGTCCGAGTCCACAACGCCAGTAGTATTTAAAAATGGTAAGTCAAACCTATTCATTGGGGTCATAAACAGTGCGCTATAACCTTCTGGAAGCTCTAATCCCCAAGGAGAGCTCCAGGCAAAGTGGGTTTGATAGTATCCCTTTGGATGCTCAAACTGTGGCATTGGAGGCCTTTGTGTACAAAAATCTTGGTACTTAGGGTTATTAATTTTTACGTCTATGGTCCCTTGGTCATTTTTATAAAAAACTAACTCGCAGGGTGTTTTAAAAATGTACCCAGTTGTAAAGGCGTCCATAATAGCTGGGCACGCTTTCCATGTAGGGATCTTTCCATAATCATCAGTTGTGCCCTCTTTAGGGAACGGGCAGACTTCTTTTGGTGCCTTGTAGTATTCCCCATTCGGCATCTTTGCAAATCTGTCTGCATCTTTATACCAATCTGGCATTTGTGTTTGTGTTGGTACGGGGACAGAGATATGCTTCTTATCTATCCACGGCCTAAAAGATCTAAATATAGCTACTAAAGACATTACTTGTGCCCCAATTCATTGATATCTGTCATAACAACTACGCAATATTTTGTCCCTGAAACCATTGGTAGGGAGGCATGCTCATAAATATAGTTTGATGGGAAGACTGCAATGTCCCCTACTTTTGGCTTATAAACTAAATTATCAAGTCTTGGGAACTTTATGTCCCCACCTTCATAGTCATCATTAATATAGATAACCGCAGATACTGTGCAGTTATACGCTGGGCCGTGGTCTGCGTGAATATTAAAATGAGTTCCACTTCCCTCATACTTTACAAAGTTAAAGGCCTCGTAATACACCACGTTAATGCCCCAGTACCTAGCATAGTCATCTATGCAGTACTTAAGCTTTTGGTATATTTCCTCATGTAAGTCTATAAGTTCAGCGTTTGTTTCATCTCTTGGCCCAAGGTTTTCTTGTTTATATTTAAAATCTACGCAGTCTCTTGCTTTCTTAACGGGAACAGCAGAATTTGTAACCTGCGCCTCTGACCATTTATACCTGTTACCTGTTGATAGGTTAGCCTCAAGAGTATCAATGTATCTTTCGGCATCATCCTTAGAGAAGGTATTTTGGTAAACGTGTAGCCCTAAACCTAAATTCTTGACGCTTACTTTATTGTCTAGAGCTCTTTCAGGAACTCTATTTGATGCGGTCTCTGATCTATCTTTTGTAAACCAAATATTTTCATTTTCATTATGCATTTTCTTCTTTCCCCCATTTACCTATTGGACACTCTGCGTTAAGTAGTGTGGTTTTTGCTTTCATTACGCATCCACACTGTGTACATTGTGTCGTTAACTTTATAAAATGTTCACAACCTTTGCATAGGTCATACCTTTTGTCAATTTTTGACTGATCAGTTATTCTAGCATCTGGATCTAACAAATGCCAAGGTCTAGAATCTCCTTGATTTTTCTTCCACGTTGCCCAAGCGTCAGACATATTAAATAGTTTCTGGGGCTAAAAACTCATCCCCATCCCAAAAGTATCCCAGGTCTATCTCGCTGCTATCTTCAACTGACTTAATGACTACTGGCTCAGAAAACCCCGCTACTAGTTTTGTTTCATCTCCAAAACCTTCATTAACCGTGAGTATGCTTATAACGTCTTCTCCTATTAAAAATGAATATCTATCTGGTTTTCCTTCTGAAGATGTCACTGTTATTGGAGAAGCTTCTACAAGCCTGTCCCACCTTGCAGCTAAATCGTTGGGTGCTAAGTCTTCTGGAAGTAGTAACGAGTAAAAGACTTCGGATATCCCCTGACTATCTGGGGAGGTCATTACTAAATATTTCATATTTTGTCCTTTTGTTATTTGTGTTTAAGTTCTAAGTCTTTATCTTTAGTAAACCACATAGGCATGGTGTACCTATCTTCCCCAATACTTATGACCTCATGTAACATATCTTTTCCTTGTGATGGGAAAGCAATTAAATCGCAGGCCTTCGGCTTAAAGGATAAGCTTAGTTTTGGAAAGTTTAGGACTCCTCCGTCCTCAACTGTATTTAAGTACAGAATAGTACTGTAAGCAAACTGCTCGTTCTCCCCCTCTTCGTTATCAACGTGAACTGGTACGTTGTCTCCAGGCAAGTGCTTAGCCAACCAAAGAGAGTTTAAAAATATAGGTTCAGTCTCTACAAACTGCTTCACTACAGCATTTTTTACAGCTTCTGCTACCTTAATTGACAGATCTTTAATGTCATCTAAACCAGTAATAACAGGCTCGCACCTGCCCTGCTTGTACACGTCATCCATACCAAAGAACTTCTTGAACCATAACTTTTTTGGATTTGATGAAAAAGAGTGTAAGTTTTTATCTATATACTCAATTAAAATGGCAGAGTCTTCTAAAGAAATTACGTTCTTTACTAGCTTTACTATTTCTGACGTCATTTTGACCCCCCCATTTATTAACTCTAACTGCTTAAGCGTATCATACTAGCTTTTAACTTTAGCAGACGCAAGTTGACCTGCTGCAGAAGCAGCCACATCCAGTACACCCGCTTGGACAGGTGTAGTTGCAGTTACCAAATGATGGGAAGAATGGTGGGAAGAATGGCGGGAAGAACGGAGGGAAGAAGGGGAAGAATGGCGGGAAGAACGGTGGGAAAAATGGGAAGAACGGAAAGAATGGTGGGAAGAATGGTGGGAAGAATGGGAAAAACGGTGGGAAGAATGGTGGGAAGAATGGGAAAAATGGTGGGAAGAATGGTGGGAAGAATGGGAAGAACGGAAAGAATGGTGGGAAAAAGGGAGGGAAGAATGGGAAGAATGGGGGGAAGAATGGTGGGAAGAATGGGAAAAATGGGAAGAACGGTGGAAAGAATGGAGGAAAGAAAGGAAAGAAGGGAGGAAAGAATGGTGGAAAGAACGGAAAGAATGGAAAGAATGGTGGGAAAAAGGGAGGGAAGAATGGGGCTATAGTAGTAATTGATCCAGAGGCAGGAGAAGCAACACTTGTTCCGTTAGCATTAGTAGCTGTAACTGTATATGTTTGAGAAGTGTTAGCAGTATCAGCAATAACAATAGGAGAAGTGGCACTTGATCCAGTAGTGGCATCACTGCCTGTTACGGTAAAGCTGGTAATAGCGCTACCACCATCTGCGGGGGCTGAGAAAGCAATTGAGTTTTGATTAACCCCAGCAGTTGGGGTTGGTGCAGACATAGTTGCTGGGACTGTTGTTGCGGTAATAGAAGCTGATGCTGCAGATGCTTGAGAGGTTCCAGCAGCGTTAGTCGCTGTTACGGTAAATGTGTAAGCTGTGGCAGATTGAAGTCCGGCTACTGTAATTGGAGAAGATGCGCCAGTTCCTGTATATCCGCCAGGAGATGAGGTTACAGTAAATGATGTAGCGGCAGGAGATAGTGCGGGCAAAGAAAAGGTAACTGTGGCTGCGCCATTGTTAAATGCTCTGCCTGTTCCAACATTTGTAGCAGATACTCCTGTTGGAGCTAATGGCTCTAGAAAGTCATTTGATGCAGCAGAACGTCTACCAGTCTTCTTAGCCATTTATCCCTCCCTATTACGCTGTTAGATCGCCGTAAACTACCCAAGTATTTGTTGCCCTCTTGAATAGTGTGCATGATGACCATGTTGTTCTTAGTTTTAATCCTGGTGTTGCGTTTACTGTTACTCCAGCGTCTCCAGCAATTGTTACCTGTCCTGTAGAGGTTTGAAGAATATCAATTGATGTTCCTACTGGAAAGGCTACTGCTGAGTTTAATGGGATAGTAATTGTTGTAGCACTTCCACTAGCAACTTCAATTAAATTATCTCTTTCAGTTAATGCTGAGAGAGTGTAGGACGCTGTCTTTTGAATAATTGGGGTACGTGATGGGACGCCTTCAAGGGTTTGAGTTCCGTCTGTAAATGCAATTCCTGAAGCAGAGGCTGTAATTAAACCTGATGCTGTAAGTGCTGCTACGTTATTTGTACCAGTGAATGTTGGCGATGCAAGTGGTGCAAATCCTGAAATGCTTGCGCCTGAAGGAATTGTTACTGTACCAGTAAAAGTTGGTGATGCTATTGGTGCTTTTAGTCCAATTGCAGTTGTTAGTGTTGTAGATAGGTTTGCATCATTTCCAAGCGCTGTTGCAATTTCTCCAAGAGTATCGAGAGTTGCTCCTGCACTATTAACAAGTGCTGCAACTTCTGCACGAACATAAGCAGTAGTTGCAATCTGTGTTGTGTTAGTTGCTGCTGCTGCTGTTGGAGCAGTTGGTACGCCAGTAAGTGCTGGTGAAGCAAGTGGGGCCTTGAGAGCAACATTTGCTACTGTTTCTTTAAGGTCAAGCGCTGTTTGTGTTGCTGTTGAAATTGGCTTATTTGCATCTGTTGTGTCATCAACGTTTCCAAGACCAACCATAGACTTGGTAATGCCGGAAACTGTCCCTGTAAATGTAGGGCTTGCGATGTTAGCTTTTAAATCAATGGCAGTCTGTTGCGCTGTTGATACTGGCTTACTTGCGTCTGCTGTGTTATCTACGTTGCCTAGGCCCACATCTGATTTAACTAACCCAAGTGGGGCGGTAATTGTTTTATTTGTAAGGGTCTGGGACCCAGCTATTGTTACAAGAAGGCTGGTATCTGTGATCCCATGAACAGCTGTTGTATCTGAGCTGTGTGTAGAAACTGCAGTGTCAGCGTATGATTTAGTTGCAAGATCTGCGGTATCTGTAATTCCGTGCACTGAGGTTGTGTCTGAGCTATGTGTGCTTACAGCTGTGTCAGCGTATGATTTAGTTGCAAGATCTGCGGTATTTGTAATTCCGTGTACAGCTAGTGTATCTGCTTCGTGTGTACCAAGGGATGTAGAGACTGCGTTAGAGGCTGCTGTATCAGCATATGCTTTTGTAGCAAGGTCTGCAGTATCTGCAATACCATGCACTGAGGTTGTATCTGCGGCATGTGTTCCTAATTCACTTGCTACATGTTCTTGTGTAGCCAGTGTTCCTGTTGCATTTGGAAGAGTTAAAGACCTATCTGCTGTAGGATCTGCCAATGTTAATGTAGTTTCAAAGCCATCTGCTGTAGCACCTTCAAATATAAGGGCAACACCAGTGTCAAAGGAAACGGTGCCAGTAAAAATAGGTGAAGCAAGTGACGCCTTTAAATCAAGGGCTGTTTGCTGGGCAGTTGATACTGGCTTGTTAGCGTCTGTTGTATTATCAACGTTTCCAAGACCAACCATTGTTTTTGTAATTCCAGCAACAGTTCCAGTAAATGTAGGTGAAGCAAGTGGCGCATATGTTGTGGCTGCGGTTGCTGAAGCAAGTTTTAAATCAAGAGCTGTTTGTGTTGCTGTTGAAATTGGCTTATTTGCATCTGTTGTATTGTCTACTGAACCTAAGCCAACCATAGTTTTAGTAATGCCACTAACGGTTCCGGTAAATGTGGGGCTAGCAATCGTAGCGTAAAGGCTGGCTGCAGCTGTTGGAGTTAGGTTGATATAGGGTAGAGAAGCCCAAACTGTAAGTCCGTCTCCAGCTTTAAGCTTCTTAGTGTCAGTTTCTAAACCAACTTCACCCTCAAGGAGAATTGGGTTTGCCGCGGTCCACTCAGCTGCAGTTCCCCTGCGTATTAGAATATTAACTGCCATTACGAAACTCCTCCGTCATAAGATCCTGTGTAAGATCCTGTAAGTGTAGAAGACGTGTACCCACCGTCTACATTTGGCGTTCCGCCATAAAAAGAAGCAGGTGTTCCGCCATCTATTTGAAGTTGGCCCGCACCACCGGTACCAATAATATCAGCCCAAATTGAGCCGTTGTATACTCTTAATTTTAATGTTGTAGTATCAAAGTATAAGTCACCTGCTCGTTGACCAACAGGCTCGCTGCCTTTAGCCAGTACGTTTAAGGGTACTAGTGCTTTTGTACTCATTTATATTATCCGATTACAACTACTCTGTAGGCGTTAGCAGATGGCGCAGATGCAAAACCAAGTGTTACAGTGGATGTTGTAGCACGTATATTATCTACAATAACTTCTTCTCCAGTGGCTACTTCATAAACTTGAACGTGAACGTCTAGTGTTCCTAAATTGTGGGTTACTGTATATGAGGTAGCTGATGTAGAAAGTGTTGTTGAATACTTTCTAGCTACTACTGTTGCATCAACAGAGATGGTGTTGGTTCCAACAACGATACCGTTGCCGGCACCAATTGCAAAACCGTTAGCGTCTGTAGCGGCACCAGAGTTAGTAGCAAGCTTGATAGATCCGCCACCCGCAGCTGTCTGCAAACCACCTGTGGAAAGTGGGGCAAATGTGAAGTTAGTTCCTGTAAGAAGAACGCCGTTAGAGGCTGTAAATGTTCCAGCGCCTGAGAACTGTGTAAATGTAAGAGCAGTAGTTCCTAGGGTAATAGGGTTGTCAGTTGTTAATACCC